ATTGAATGTGGTAGCCATTGATGCACTTGTAGTAGCGGTAATACTCTTTGCCTGTGCCATCTTATTTTGTAAGTCAGTAATATTACCGCCAACATAAATTACAATGTCATTATCTCCAAGTTGCATCAATCTCACCTTTTCTTCTGCTTCTGCCGTTTAATCTGCTTTGCTTCTTCAGCATTCTTTAAGGACAATATTTTAGAAATAGCAAGATACTTCTGTTCTGGAATATTGTTTATTTCATCCCATGACCAACCAAAAGCATCAATTAATACAAAGTCTGCGAAATCTTCATCGTCAGACCCATTACGCAATGCATGTTTCCATCGCGCTATTTTCTTATAATAAGTATCTTCATCGAGAAGATTGCGTAAGTATTTACGTTCCTTGAGTTTATTACGCACTTCTGCTACTTTATTACTTGAAAAAGAAAGTTGTCCTACTTCTTCTTCAACTTGAGTTCCTTCGGCGCTTCCTGTGTATTCGTCGCGTAACCTCTGAAAAAACGATTCACATCGCCGCCAAGAACATCCTTACACTGTTGGAAAATCTTATCCATTTCCCCAATAGGAACAGTGTCAAAGTCCTCTATATTCCACATCTTATTTGTAGCGAGAGAAATCGTAGTAACCACAATGAAATCTTCTTCACGCTCAGAATATTCAATAATTTCATCAGGATGCTTGTTTGCAATCATCGCAAGAGCATCTTCAATTTTCATACTATCGTCAAGTTCATCCTTGAATCTGGACAGTAATTCAATGAGCATCGCTTTCTGCATCTTACGAACCTTACGCACAATACCATGATAAGGTTCATCAGTCAGTTCATATGTTTCATTGTTAATAATAACGTTAACCATAATAATCAGTAAGAAAAAAATATTTAGGTTATGGTAAGCCCGGTAACTTGCAGCGATTCCAATTTATCCCCAATAACCTCATCAGGCTTGACATCAAGGGGATACTCAGGGAACTGAACACCCGTAAGCGTGAAAGTCTTGCTTTTACACGTAAACTTAAATCCACACTGTGTAAGTGCCCGAACCTGTGTAAGCAGATCAAGATCATCATAATACAGTTCAAGACCAAGTTTAACGTCCTTACCCACGTTTACAACACCTGCAATGTGAGTGCTGTTAGTAGAGGCAAGATCCTTGAGATAAACATTCTTATTCGAGATAGACAACTCAATCTCACGCACAATATCAGTAGCATTAGCCCAGGTCTTACCATTGTCTGTGCTTAACTGAATGGCACTAATATCATCACACGTAAGCATTGCATCGGTGTCCTCCTCTGCATTACTACCCGTTCCCGTATAACTAGTAGCGGAAGGTGCGGCAGCATCAGCAGCAGTAAACTTAGCAGAACACATCAGCACATCATCTTCAGGAATGGTGAGCGTAAACTCATCTACGACACAACCCTTATAGACAACATACTTATTTGATTCACCCGTAATAATTGCACCAATTGTAACGGATTTAATACCATCTACAAGACCAGTGCAAGAAGTATCACCACCAAGTGCAAATCCTAAGAACCCATCTAAAATACCCTGTGGCACATACTCAATCTCTACGCCTGCTTCCATCACAGTCTTAATGTGCTTGTAGGCAGCAGACTTCGGATTAGTGTAAGCAGCATCCGTAAAATACCGCGTGGAAAATGACTTTGGTTTATCCGTAAACTTAGCATCGGTAACAATACCAATCCATTGCATAGCGGGTTTCGTAGGCATTGTGCCAAATGTGGTTTCTTTAACATATTCAACGGTTGTAGTATAACCTGCGTTTTGTCCCATAATAATTAACCTCTCTTTCTAAATTCAATTACAACAATATCCAATTCACGTTTCATTGCACTATTCTTTTCAACAAATGCAGGAGCAACGGGAGAAATATAACTTACACCACCATAAGCGCATAATGTAAGTTCCCGTCCATAATCCAAGAAAGCATCTGTAATCAATTTAAAAATGCGATTGATCTCACTCTTCTTATCAGAAATGATTGCAATGCGCACTAATTCATGTGTCTTTGTTCCATC